GTGGTGTCAAGAGAAGGCCATATACAATGCAGTATTGGGGTCTATTTCTATTCTCGATGGCAAAGATAAAACCAAAGATAAGGGTTCGATTCCCAAAATATTATCGGATGCTCTCGCAATAAGCTTCGATACAACCGTAGGACATGATTACTTAGAGGACTCAGATGAACGATACGACTTTTATCACCGTAGGGAAGAAAGAATTCCCTTTGATTTGGATTGTTTTAACAAAATCACAAAAGGTGGACTCCCAGCGAAAACGCTTAATATTGCTCTTGCTGGCACGGGAGTTGGTAAATCTCTCTTTATGTGTCATGTGGCTTCAGGATGTATGGTACAAGGCAAAAACGTATTGTATATCACTATGGAAATGGCAGAAGAAAAAATAGCAGAACGTATTGATGCTAATCTTCTTAATGTAACTCTTGATGATTTGATGGGTTTACCTAAAGATATCTATGACAAAAAGGTTGCTCGTGTTCGTGATAAATGTACCGGTAAATTAATCATCAAAGAATATCCAACGGCTTCAGCTTCAACTATTCACTTTAAAACATTGCTCAATGAACTCAATCTTAAAAAGTCTTTTGTACCTGATATTATCTTTGTGGATTATCTTAATATCTGTTGTTCTTCTCGTATTAAAGCAGGCGCAAATATTAACTCCTACACCTACGTCAAATCGATTGCAGAAGAACTTAGAGGTCTTGCAGTTGAGTATAATGTACCTGTTGTTAGTGCCACACAGACTACTCGCTCAGGATTTACATCAAGCGATCCTGGTCTTGAAGATACCTCCGAATCATTCGGACTCCCAGCCACCGCAGACTTAATGTTTGCTTTGATTACAAGTGAAGATTTAGAAGCACTTGGTCAAATCATGGTCAAACAATTAAAGAATAGATATAATGACCCATCTTATTATAAAAGATTTACAATTGGTGTTGATAGAGCTAAAATGAAATTATATGACATTGAGCAATCAGCACAAATTGGTATTGCTGATGCAGGACACAATGACAAACCATTAAACACTTTTGGTAATCGTGATAGTAATAAATTTGAAGGATTTAAAGTATGATATTAGAAAGAGAAGATGCTTTAGTTTGCGCTAAGGCATTTCACGATTATTTTAGTGACTTTGGTAGCATAGAACAATACATGAGAGATGAAAAGTTAAAGTCTGTTAATGAAATACCACAGTCTTTATTTCCTCCAGAAGATGATTTATTTTCTGATTTCTCGATGCATCCAAAAGATATGGATATTGAAGTTATTGAAATTCCCAATAATACATGGGAAACATTACTTGCCATTACATCTTCTCATGTTAATAAGGCACCAGTTGGAAGAAACATTCAATTGGCAGTCAGAGAAAAAAACACACAAAAGATTCTAGGATTCATTCGTTTAGGTTCACCAGTTATCTATATGAAACCTCGTAATGAAATGATTGGACAGGTTTGGATTCAAAATCCAGACTGTGCCAAAAGGTTTAATGCTGCGAGTATCATGGGCTTTGTAATTGTACCAAGTCAACCTTTTGGTTTTAACTATCTTGGTGGTAAACTATTGGCAGCTATCTGCACTTCACATACTGTGAGAGAAATCTGTAATAAAAAATATGATATGAACCTATGTTTATTTGAAACTACCAGTTTATATGGTTCTACTAAACAAGTATCACAATATGATGGTATGAAACCTTATATCAAATTCAAAGGATTAACCGATTCTGATATGGTTCCAATGATGCACGGTGAACGATATGAATCATTAAAGAACTTTGTGGAAAGTAAAGTTGGAGATTTATTAGGTGGAGATGAATCAACTACAAGTAGAAAACTTAGGAGCTTTACCAAAATAATAGCTTTAACTAAAGCAGCACTTAAAGGTACTGATGAAGGATTGGCATTCAGCTTAACGATTGATAACGCTAAAAAGTTGACAGAGAAAAAAAGATATTATGTGTCAGACTATGGTTTTAGTAACATGGTTGACTACATGAATTGTCGTACCGACCAATTGGTAAAAGGCGAGAACTATAATAAACACGAATTGGTAAACATTGTTGAATGGTGGAGAAATAAAGCTATAAATAGATATGAAACTCTCAAATCAGAGGGTAGACTAAGAACAGAGCTTGAAGTATGGACTTCAGGTAAAGACATTCAAATCATTAGGTAAAAAATGCCAAGTGCAACCGAACTAACTGAAATGCAAGAAAAGACTTCCGCATGGATTTTTGACCAAGCGCTGAATCACAATGTTAAGTATAAAAGTCCTAGTGAAATCCTTGAAGATAAAAATTTTAAAAAAGACATCATAGGCACACCTACAAAAAAAGGAATATATCCATATGTTACTAGTGAATGGATTAATAGTTTCTATAAACAGCAAAAAAGATTTTTAGATGAATTCTCAAATGCTAAATTTAAAGAGTTTAGTGTCAAAGGAGGATTCATGGACTTTGTTTCAAAATTAGTTAATCAAAAATATGGTATTAATAAAAAAGATGCTTGGGATCCTGCTGATGTGTGGTGTGTACAAAATGAACAGCAAGTTGTGAAATTAGTTAAAGATGCTATAGATAATACTAGTGATATTGAAGTCTTAAATTCGATATTAAGAACTCTTTTTAAAGAAAGAAAAGTTGTGGGTATTTCTTTAAAACTTGTTGACAAAAGAGTTGAAACTGCTAGATATCAAGAAGTTAATATTCAAGAAGGTGTTTTATTTACTAGCGGAAAACATCCTACATTTACCATCGATAAAATTCGTTGTGATTTCTTGTTAAGGGACGATAATACATTTAAATCAGCAAATGCTACTATATCTTTTAATGTGAAGTATACTAAAGAAACAATTAAATATACTTTAACAATTAGAACGTCAGGTAGAACTTATAGACCAGGCAATTTAATATTTGAATTTCAAGAACCTGGAGGCTCAGCTCAAATTGGTAAAGCTCCTGTTGAATTAGTCTATGAAGCTGCCAAAAGAAATAAAATGGATTTTAAAAATATATGGCAAAACTATCCTTCAACTGCACCAGAATTTGTACAAGAAGAACAATTATATAAAGATATGTTTGATGTTGTTAGTAAAAAAGTTGAAACAAATATTAATGATAGTAAAGAATTTTCAAAAAATATATTAAAACAAATTACTGATGATGAAAACTATGGTACAGCCAATTCTAAACTAATGCAATTAAAATTTTTATATGAAATGACGAAGCTAACAGAAAAGAAAACTGAAAAGTTTATAACAGACTTATTTTTCTTAGCTGAAAAACGAGGTAAAGGTTTTGGACCTTTTGGAAAGTTATATTAATATGCCACTAATAGATTTTGATAAACTAGCTAAACAATATGAATCTGAAGATGATTTTGGATTCTCTGCCGTATCTGAAGAAGAATATAATTCAGTTATTAATAAGACAGCTGAAACAGCAGATGATTATAAAACAAGATTACAAGAAGTAGAAAAGATTATTATTCCTTTCCTTACGAAATTACATACGACTGGGGATAAAGAATATATATATTGGCCTAATAGAAAATCTATTATAGAAAAACAAATTGAAAGAATATTGAAACTGACGAAAGCTTAATATGAGTGCTACTGTGATTATACCCACAACGGGTTCTGCTGAATTTCATCATGCTTTGAAATCTGTATTAGACCAAACATATGATACAAAATGTTATGTTGTCTGTGACGGTCCTGATTTTACATATGCTGTAAGAAATCATGTACAGTCTTTTAAAGACCATCCAAAATTTAAAAATATAAATGTTTGTAATTTACCAATCAATGTTGGTGCAAAAGGATTCTATGGACATAGAGTCTATGCTTCTTTTACACATTTAGTAGATACAGATTATGTAATGTACTTAGACCAAGATAATTGGTTATATCAAAGCCATGTTGCCAAATGTATTGAAACAATCGAAACAAGAAATCTAGATTGGTGTTATTCTTTAAGAAAAATTCATAAAAAGAATGGTGACTTTGCCTGTTTTGATGATTGTGAATCCTTAGGTAAATGGCAAACTTATCATGGTATTCATCATATAGATACAAACTCATATTGCCTTAAGACAGATATTGCTGTAAAATTGGCTAGTGTATGGCATGGAGGTTGGGGCCAAGATAGAGTATTTTTACAAGCAGTAACTCAACATTTTCCTAAATGGGATTGTACAAATGAATACACGGTAAGTTATCGTGTTGATGGAGGTAAAGGTTCTGTAAGTGAAGAATTCTTTATCAATGGTAATCAAATAATGAATGAAAAATATAATGGAATATTCCCATGGCGGACAAAAACTCTGACCTAGTAATAGGTTTTATTACAGGATACAAATACGACCATAAAGTTGCTCCTTGGGCTGAATCATTGATTGAGTCTGGTTTTACTGGAACAAAAATGATGGTCACATATAACATTGATAAAAGTGTTATAGAAAAATTACAAAGTTTAGGCTTTGTCGTTTTACCTTTTGAAAATAATGGTAAATTTAATATTGTCAATATAAGATTTTTACATATGTGGCAATATTTAAAGACCATGAAAGTAAAACCTCGATATGTTATTTCTACTGATGTGGCAGATGTTGTATTTCAATCTAATCCATCTGATTGGTTGGAACAAAATATTGGTGATAAAAAACTTTGTGCTTCAGCTGAAAGTTTAAAGTATAAAGATGAAACATGGGGTATTCATAATATGTACCAATCTTTTGGTGATACTGCCGCACAATACATGGCAAATACACCAATTTATAATGCTGGCGTAACAGCAGGTACCTATGAAGAATATATAGATTTATGTTATAATGTTTATTTACTTTGTAATGGCGCCCCTCAATTCGTTGAAGGTGGTGGTGGACCTGACCAAGCAGCTTTGAATCTACTCCTCTCACTCAAACCATATAAAGATATTACATTGTATGCTAACCATGATGATGGTTGGGCTTGTCAATGTGGTACAACAGTAGACCCAACGAAGATTGATAAGTTTAGGCCAAATCTATTAAGTCCAGAACCAGTTTGGAAAGACGGAGTGATGTATAATAGTAAGGGTGATAAGTATGCTATACTACATCAATACAATAGAGTACCAATGATTAATGATTATATAAGGAAGAAATATGAGCGAAGTTTTGACATTCAACACAACGACAGGTTTGTATACACCACCAATTAGTGTTCAAACTAGCCAAGATCCTTGGCATAATTTGCCAGCCAAACAATGGGTACAAAAACAAATAGATTGGGCTAATCAATCCGAACCATCTGGTTTAGGATTAGTTGAACCTATCTCAAAATTAGAAGGTGATTTAATTGGTGTTGAGATTGGTGTTTGTTTAGGTGTTACTACTGATGCATTATTGGCACAAATTCCAAATATTAAAAAGATTTATGCTGTAGATAATTATCCAGCATTTATCGATTGGAATGGTGGTGATATTAATGAAGAACGCCAAGAATTAATGAAGCAATACGCTAAAGACTTATTAACACCTTTTGGTGATAGAGTTGAATTTTGTTACGAATCTAGTGTAGAATTTGTAAATCGTTTTACAGAAGAAGAATGTTTAGATTTTGTTTTCATTGATGGCGACCATTCAGAAGAAGCTTCATATCGTGACTTTATTAATTTTTATCCACTAATTAAAAAAGGTGGCATATTCGCAGGTCATGATATTGTTTTACCTGAAGTGAAAAGGTCGTTAGAAAAATTCTTAGGTGAAAACTTCTCTAAAATGGTTACAGTAAGTAATAATGCTTGGTATATTATTAAGGAATAATATGAACAAATATAAAAAAATAATTGTTTGGGGTGCCAAGTTAAATACAGGTCATACACATGGTTTTATCCATGAAGCAATTGTTCGTGCTGCCAAACATATAGGTATTGAAACTTATTGGCTAGACAATAGAGATAATGTAGGTGATGAATTTTTTGATGATGCGATTATCATTACAGAACAATGGCTTGTATTTGCAAATGGTGCAAGTAATAGACTGCCTTTGAGAAAATCATCTTGTTATCTTGTTCATTATCTTGGTAATAAAGGACAGGTTGAAGGTAATCCTGGCGCATCAATGTATCTTGATAGAGTTGGTAAATTGATTGATTTTAGATTTGCAAGTAATTGGGGTATTGATGGTGTACCTGATAAAAATTATGCTTATAAATTTGAACCAGAAAAATATCAAAGAATAAGTGATACAGCATATTACGAAAAAGATTCAGACTACGATAAGTATTATGATATTTGGGCTACTGATTTGTTACCACACGAATTTAATTTTGATGCTAGATTTACCGAGCAAAAAAGACAAGCATTTTTCTGCGGTACAATTAGGGAAGATAATGCACCTGTGTTTGAAGGATTTGTTAAAAAGTGTGAAGAATATAAAATACCTTTTGTTTATAGTTCACCTTGGCAAAGACAATTAACAACAGAAGAAGTTAGAACAAACGTAGTACAATCTTTATTGCCTTTAGATTTACGACCAGCAAATCATATTGCAAATGGTTATATTGCTTGTCGTGCTATTAAGAATATTAGTTATGGTGCATTAGGCATGACCAATTCAAAACAAACATTTGATTTATTTGACAGAGAGATTGCTTACGCTCCTGATTCTGGTGATTTGTTTGATGTTGCAATGAAAATGCAAGAAGATTCAAAGACAAAAGATTTGATTTTAAATCAGATGAAAAAGATTCAGGAAAAACACACATACATAAACAGAGTAACTGATATTATAACCGCAGCGGAGATTTGATATGAAAATTTTGATTACAGGACACATGGGATTTGTTGGTAAATATTTTATGAGAAAATATGCTGACCATGATATTACAGGCATTGATATTAAAGAAGGTAATGATTGTAGAGACTTCTTTAAAACAAATACAGATAAGTTTGATTTAATTATTCACTTGGCTGCTATCGTTGGTGGTCGTCAAACGATTGAGGGTAATCCACTTTCAGTTGCAACAGACTTAGCGATTGATTCAGATATGATTCAATGGGCTCTTAGAACAAAACCAGGTCGTGTTGTTTACTTTTCATCATCTGCTGCTTATCCAATTTCATATCAAACAGGATTAAATGGATTTAATCCAAATCCTAAAAATAATCTTAATGAATCAAACATTAATTTAAATGACTTAAAAATGCCAGACTTAACTTATGGTTGGGCTAAACTAACAGGCGAATATTGTTTACAATTTTTAGAAACAGAAGGCATTAAAGTAAACGTATTCAGACCATTTAGTGGTTATGGCACAGACCAAGATTTAGATTATCCTTTCCCTTCATATATTCATCGTGCTAAATCTAGAAAAGACCCATTTGATATTTGGGGTGATGGTACACAAGTTCGTGATTTTATTCATATGCAAGATATTGTTGGCGCTGTTGATGAAGCAATCAAACAAGATATCAAAGGTCCAGTAAATCTTTGTTCTGGTGTGGCAACAACTTTTAATGAATTACAAGAAATTGTTTGTGGTATTGCCGGTTATAGTCCTGAAGTAAATCATATTGTAGATGCACCTAAGGGCGTTTTATATCGTGTTGGTGATCCTACAAAAATGTTATCATTCTATAAACCAAAAATTAATATCTACGATGGTATTGCAAAAGCATTAAGAGGTGAAATATGATTATTGATATTGGTTCCGGTCCACATCCTAAACCAGATGCACAAGTTTTTATGGATGTTCACCAATGGGGTAATATAAATTGTTTACATGATTTGACTAAAGTACCTTATCCTTTAGAAAGTGAAATGTTTACTAAAGCCTATATGGGTGATGTGATTGAACATATTTCAATATTTGATATTGACAATGTACTAAAAGAAGTATATCGTATATTAAAACCAGGTGCTGTTTTAGAAGTTACTGTTCCTGATGTTCGTTGGATTTGTGAGAGAATAGTTAAAGATGATTGGGATACTATGGCCAATGTTGATTGGTTGAATCAATCAAATGATTCATGGGCAAATGCTATGTCATATCTGTTTGGTGGTTTTCATAACATCAATGAGTATAAAATTCCTGGCATGGGTCATGTCAATGGTTTCGATGAAGATTCGTTATCGAAATTATTAACAAAAAATGGTTTTATTGATTGTAGAAGATATCCTGATGAAAGAAACCCTGAGCCTGCTCGTGGCTCAGTATTAAAAATGATTGCGTATAAAAAATGAAAATATGTTTCGTAGTGCATCGTTATGCACCTTATCCTGGTGGTTCTGAATATTATGTCCAACAGATGGCCGAAGAATCTCAAAGGAGAGGACATGAAGTTATTGTATTGACTGGTGACCATCAAGGAGATTTTAATGGTATTCACGTTTCAAGTAATCCTCAAATGTGTCTTGATGCTGACTTAGTTGTGATTCATGGTGGTGACGTTGGTGTACAAAACTTTGTATTACACAATATCAAAAACTTACCAGGAAAAGTACTGTACCTTTTAATTAAGCCTTCTGTGAGTGACGTATGTGTACAAGGTATGAAAGATGCTCATTTTATTGGTTGTTCAACACAAGAAGATTGGGAACACGTTAAAAAATGGGGTGTTGATTCTAAATCACACAAAGTTACTCATGGAATTAATCCTGTAGAATGTACAGGCACCAAAGGTATTTTTAAAGAAAAATATAATATACCAAAAAATAAAAAAATGTTCTTATCATGTGGTGGATATTGGCCTAACAAAAAGATGATTGAATTGGCTGATGCTTTTCGTGCAGCCAATTTAGAAGATTCTGTTTTGGTTACAACAGGTTACGACAATCGTTTCAATATTATGCCTCATGCTTCTGAGAATGTTATTCCATTAATGGTTGAAGATCCTAGAGATATTAAAAACGCTATTGCTGATGCCGACTGTTATATTATGAATTCTGATGCTGAAGGTTTTGGTTTGGTATTATTAGAGTCTATGTTGAATAAAACTCCGTGGATTTCTCGTAATATTGCTGGTGCTAAATTATTAAATCGTTTTGGACCAAAACGCCGTTTTGGCACAGTTTATGATACCGAAAAAGAATTAGTAGAAATACTTAAAAATTGGCAGAAACCTGATGTTACCGCCGCATATGATTATGTTACCACCTATCATTTAATTAAAAATACAGTAGATGACATTGAAAATGTGTTAAAAACCGAATAATTTTGACACTATGTATCGGAGCCAATATTTTGACATTCCGGATCCATAAATGTAAATGTTGTATAAATAAGTAAACTAGCAACCAAAGTGTGTTGTGAATCTGAAGGGAAAACAATGTTATCATTTAAGTCATTTTTAGTGGAAGAAACAGAACAAAGTTCGGAACTTAAGCATATTCATCATGCAGAAGATAGGCCTTTGATGCACGGTCATGCTGGGTTTGAACATGCACATGAAGCTTTGATGAAGGCTCATGCTCATATGAAGGCTGGTCAAAAAAGTACCAATTTAACAATGAAATATGATGGTTCTCCATCAATTGTTTTTGGTCACCATCCAAGTAATGGTAAATTCTTTGTTGCTACCAAATCTGCTTTTAATAAAAATCCTAAGATTAATCATACAGAAAAAGACATTGATAAAAACCACGGCCACGCACCAGGGTTAGCAAAAACACTTAAACACGCATTAAAACATTTACCAAAAGTAACACCAAAGACTGGTGTATTCCAAGGTGACTTGATGCACCATGCTGAAACAAAGACCTTACATGAAGGTTATATTGTCGAAACCAAAGGTGATGTTTCTTTTACGCCAAACACTATCACTTATACCGCTAAAGGTAAAGAAGCTGAAAAAGCAAAGAAATCTAAAGTCGGTGTTGTGGTACACACTCAATATAGTGATGACTTAAAACACAATACTCCTCATGTTGATATGAGTAAGTT